ACGGAAACTTCTATGCCTTTTTCTATGCGTTTATTTTAACTTGCGAAACTTGAATAATATTATTAACTGCAGCCTCGCTCAATGTGTTATCCTCGATATACTTATCGATATTTTTACCGCCAATAGTACTCTTAACATCTAATTCTGCTTTTATTTGAAGACGTGGCTTGCCTTTACCATTACAATCTTGCTGAAATTTTACATAAGTGCTACCTTCATAGTTATTCTCAGCGGTAGGTCTGTCACCTATATACATATCTCCATATACATTGAAAAAGGCCTTCTTAGACGAATTATTCACTCCATATTCTACATACTCTTTCTTGTCGAATGAATAATTGTCTACTCCTTGATATAAGGTGATACTTGGAGCATAAGTACCAACAGAAGAAAAGAACATACATGTCTGTCTCTCTGGGTTGTCTCTATTTCCGCATTGATTTAAGACGTCACCCTTAGCTGGTCTATCGCTATTTGTGGCGCAATCTGTTACAGAGAGGTCTATATAATGATACTTTTTGCCATTCTTCTCTATTGCTTTATCGTCTCTGCCAATACACAGTCTCCACAAGAAGTGATTGCCCATCTTGTGGTATTTCCCATTGTTTAGATTGAAACTTTCCGAACGTATCAGGTCGCCTATTGCGAAGTCGTTACTAATTTCGTTGCCGTCTTGTTCTGCAAGAAAATAGCAACGATATGCATCTTGTGAAACATCGTTGTATATTACGCTAACTGTCTGTACATCGTGAGCTGTCACACTTCCTGCAGGAGATAATATAACATTACCGCCTATAGTGGATGTCTTCTTAATCATCAACTCCTCGAAGATAGCTTTCATTCTTACTTCGAGATAATCGGTAGTAAGGTGTGTGCGTTCCTTGTCATCGACAGACCATTCTCCACCAGTTAATGACACAGAAGAGTAATCGCCTATTTTAAGACCTCGCAGAAAGGTAACTTCGCCAGCTGCTACATCTTCTTTATCCTTACGCAAGAATGGCGCATTAAGGACATAATCTAATAGAGCAAGAAATGCCGAACCTATACGATTAGCTGTGTTGGCATGAGAGCCTCGTTCGTCGCGTATTTTAGTGAAGAGTTCACGTAGAGCAGAAAACTCTGATTGTATTGACATAATAAAAATGGTGATTAAAAATTAAAACCTCCTTATCGTTCTATCTATAGTATTTTTGCCGTCGCTGAATAGCTGACTCAGATACGATGACACCAAACCATTATATGTGGTGCCATAATATGAAGCTTCAAATTCGTTCAGGCGATGGATAGAGTACAGATACTTCTTCGAGAACCAGTCACGCTTCTGTCTGTGATGTGGATTTGTCTTCCAGTCCTTCAGAAACTTGAGGTCGCCACCGTTATCATGCTTATATCCATTGCCCACGCCTCGAGCCACATATATACCATATTCAAGGAAATGGTGCTCGATGGTGGTAACAGGACCAGGATGTACCACACCTTGTATCGAGCGGGCCAATGCTCCTGTATCGTTTACTGGTGGAGTGAATTGCATCATTCGCTCACGCCATATATCCACCATAAACTGCTGCCACCCATCCAACCATTTCTGATGTTCGGCATCAGTCATATTGGGTTTAAGTCCATTCCGATTCGTCATAGCATATATCTATTGGTTCCTCGTTCTGTATCATGAAGTACAGTCCTGTCACTCCGTTATATGAATATCGAGGCAACTCGGATGAGTAGACATTATTCAGCTGCAGGAATGTCAGTCGGTCGTCGCCAAGTTCGTCTCGATCGTGAAGCAGGCGAGAGTGAAACTGCCTGAATATCTGTCTGCATAGGTTCAACTTCTCTTCTCTGTCTATCATGTCGTCTATGCGATAATGAGCCAAGATGAATATCGTATATACATCTCTGCGGAAGTAGCCTACACCATTCGAGAAGGTCTGTTGCGAGGTGGTATCATCCACCATGATGAAGTTCTGCTGCTTCCTGAAGTTCTCCATCACTCCCTGTATAGAGTCTGGACCAGAGCAGAGGCAAGGATAAAACTTATTGTCTTGTGCCAGTCGGCTCGACTTGGCAAGCTGCGTAAAATAGTCGAGAGCTGGAAAAAGGTCTTTTGCCATGGTAATCTGAATTATATGTTATTTATTCAAGTCTGGATACTTGCGTCTGAAGTCTGCTGCTTCCTTTGCCTTAGCGTCGAGTTCTGTCAGCGCTCGCCAGCAGTCCACACGTTTCACCTCTGTTTCCTTCGTCACGTCGCCATCTGTCAGAGCTCTAAGCTGCAGGTTTATCGACTGCAGTACCGACAGTTCTGTCACATCGTCGGCAGTAGCCTTGCGGAAGAAGTTAGGGAAGGCTCTCGACATAACTAACTTGATATTGGCAAACCATGCTATCGTCGCCAGGCTTTCTTCTATTGTCAGACTCAGCTCGTCAGGTCGAGAGAAGTCGGGCTTGCGATATAGAAACGAGGCGAGCTTATCTATATGCTCCTGTTTCTTCGTCTCGTGGAATAGCTGATATTGCTGTTCCATACAGAGGTATTCGCCAAAGCTGATGATGCGTTTATGTTCGGTATCTTCCTGCAGAAGCGGATGGACCGCCTGGAGTCCTTGGACAACATCCAACCTATTGCCCATATCCTCCGTCGAGTCCACCCAGCTCAACTGCTTAAGAAATGAATGAATTTGCCACGCCTCTATATAGAACACCTTCAGCTTCTCGCCCTCAGGCTTATAAGCACACTTCCAGCCATAGCGGTTTTTCTCTATCACGCTGATGCCTGTAAAGCGCACAAACATATAAGTCTTAACTACCGTCATATCTGCAAAGGTTGCCATGAGGTAGAACACATAGCGCAACTGTTCTTGGGTCAGTTCGCGCCACGACTGAGGAGCCTTTAATTCTATATTGATAGTCTTAGCCATTGAATACGAATGCTGATGAATCTTTAGTATTTTTGAAGCTCTCGATATGCGCAGCATCATAGGCTGCTGTCTCTGGATATATAGAGTATATTTCAGGGTTCTGCTCCACCTCGCGCTCTATACGTCGATAGAGTGGGATAGAGACGGCCGCTTTTCCGCTTACGTTCCATTTGTCGGTAAAGTCGCATATCAGCTGCAGTATTCCTGCATACGGTGTCAGCCTGTCATGGTCATCGCATCGCCACGCATCGAGGATATCATCCATCTGCTCGTCTGAAATTCTCAAGCGCAGAGTCTCGTCGGCATCGATGATAGCTCGCTGCATAGCCTGCCAGTCTTGATACGACCGTGCCTTGGTTGCCATGGGCGAAAAGAAGAAATAATTCTCAGTATAGATGTAGCGGATATAATTCTTAGCCTGCATCGTCTTGCCCCATTCTTTAGATCGCAGCAAATCCACGGTCATAGCTCTTGCCCTGCATAGTGCTGTGCGTAGCTGTCCCTCGAGCGCATCCACCCTCTGCTTCGATGCAGGCGATATGGTGTCGTTGGATACTATGCCAAAACCAGTAGGTGTCAACACCAGGTCCAACTGTCTGAATACCGATAGAAAACCATCCACACACACCATGATTTTATAATACTGCAGCAGTCTGCCATTCTCTCCTTCTTCAGCTATCCGCTTCAAGCCTGTTTCGCCAAGCAGATTGCTTGAGTAATTATCGTTAGCGATGTCTATTGCAGGCATCACACTCTCAAACACCTCGCTATGAGCTGAGCAACCTACTGGCAGCGCTTGCTCGAAGTCTTCTTTAGATATTGTTATCGTTGTCATTGCTATTGCTGTTAGAATTAGTAACCTTCTTGGCATCTTTGTTCTCATCGAGAGTGGTGAGCTGTATCATTGGCACATCTACCGTCACCTTGTCGCTCCATCCGTTGTAGTGGAGTATCAGGTGGTATGGTTTAGTCAGTATGTCGTGGCATGGCTTCTCTATAGCCTGCTTCAGCGTAAAGAGTTCGCGCTTGTCGCTACCTGAATTGTTCATCTGACTCTTGCCTGGTGTGGCTCCCACCAGGTTAGGATGAATGCCGAAGGCGAAACAGAGAGCATTCGAAGCTTCGCTCATATCGTCGCTCCAGTTGCCACCTTCCTTCTTGTTGGCATCATTGAGTGGCACTATGCGCACCATTCTGTTCTCCTTGCCGTTTGGGTCTACATAGTATCCGCTAATCATAGCCTTACCTGCGTTCTCGATACCTGTCACGAAGTCGATGATGTTCTGCTTCTCTTCCTCCTTGCGCTTTTTGCGTAGTGGCTCGTCTGATATTCCTTCGTTGTCGCAAACGTTGTCCCAATACTCTTCGTGCACTTCTATCTGTACTCGTGGAGCCGAAGTATTCTTAATCATATATCGTTTGCCGATACCAATCAAGCGATAGATATCAAACCAGGCATCTCGGAATATCGATGAGTAATATGGCACAGGATACATCTGGCAGCCTGGTGTTGCCATACGGCTCAATATAGCAAACTTGCGCTCCTTGGTAGGCTTATTCTTGAGTCCTGTCTCAGGATTAGGCATTTTGCCCATTCGTACCATCAGGTCGCCAAGCGGATTGAAATAGTCGAGCAATGGTATCACCTCAATCTTGCTTTCGTCAAAGAAACCGAGTCGCCAGTCGCCATAGAAAACATGTTCCGACTTGCCTGAAGCTGTAGAACCTGCATATTCAAATCTGCAGTATGAGGCATCCTTGTTTCTTACCGTCACTATCTTTGTGCCATCCTTAGATAGGATGATAACTGTTACCGAGAAGAAGAAGAACTTGAAGTCGGTAACCTGCTCGAGGAACACCTCCTGTAGCGAGTTGTACAGACAGAAGTCGCGAATCTCTTTGTCGCTTACGTCTTTTCTCGTCTCTCTATCCACGAAGCGCACTCCCTGGCCATAGCACGACACGATGTTGAACTGCTGACATTGTGCCGTCACCATGTTCTCCATCAGTTTTTTTCTTATGTCGTATGGCAACTGGTCGTTTACGCCCCATTGCACATACTTATACTCTCGCTTCTTCACCACTATCTGCCTTACGCTCGAGGTCCCAGGCTGATCATCATCATCGAAAACATTCATAGAGTCGCCACCATATTCTGAAGCTACTGAGTTGCCTTCCGACGACGAGCCTATTCCTGTAGGCACAATTCTATATTTGCGATAGCCGTCAGCATCTGCATGTTGCGATGTAGGCTGCAGGGTATTTTTGTTTTTGCTCATAAGTATATTTTTTGATTGTTTATCTGTATGATGAATATCTGTGGAATAGTACGCAGCTCTCGGTTCTTGGGATTTTTCAAGCGCATAAAGCCTTGTCGCCATGCTACATGGTGCACAAGCCAGCCCTTGTAATGGACAATGGCGCCTGTTTCGCCCTTGTAAGCGTATACGTCTACAAGCGCTCGATGCTGATATGCTTGGTCTATCTGGCGCAGCATCTCGGTGAAATGGATAGCTTTCATTCGAAGGTATTGTCAAAAGTGTTGTCGAATATTCTGCCTGCACGTTCCATATTCAGCACGTTGTGATTGCGCTGAGCATACTGGTATGAGAAGCTGAATCGAGGCAGCGACGTAGGCTTGTTGTCGTATTCCGACTTCGAGTCTGTTATTATCACCTCTTTGCCCACGTTCGGGTTGCCATTCTTGAAGGTTACTATATGCACGTTCATCGAACGGAATAGCTCGTCCACCCAGTTTGCCATGGTGAACGACAGTATGCCTGTGTCGGCTTTGAACACTCTGGTTTCGGTAATCGCATAGTTGCGTTGGGTTTTGCCTATATACGCTTGCTCGCGTTTGTACGATGGCGCTATGGTGTGTGTGCCTGTGCAATAGATTAGCTCTTCCACTCCGAACGAGTTGTCGAATACCAGAACTGGAGCGCAGTCGGGCTCAGCAAAATCTATTGTGAACCGGAACGTGCGCTTTCCAGCCTGGACATCATAACATAGCAACGTCTTGCCTGCCATGGCAAACTGCTCTGCCGACACATCGAGTGTGGTATAGCGGTCGTTGCCTCCAACAGGCAATATAGAGAAAGATTTATTAGTGCCATCGTCATAGTAGGCTGTCACCTCTGCCTTGTCGGTACCGATATAGTGTAGATATTCCAGGCGATGAAGACTCGTCACCTTCTCACCCTCGAGCAATGTCAGATAGTGAGTATCTATGAAGTCTTGAGCAGTAGTATTGATATCCACCTCGCTATATATGATATCTGCCTCCATGCTTTTTGTCGGCATGATGGTCTCGTTGTCGGCATCCTGTTCGGCAATTTGTATCTTCAACTTCACCTTCAGGCGCTTCTTGGCATAAGGAGTGAGTAGACGGTCGAGTTCGGCAAGCGTAACCACACCTGCCAACGGATATAGATATTCCTGGTATACCTGCTCGTCGTCTACCGTCATCGTCACCATGGCGCGGTTGCCACCTATCGAGAATTCCACATCGGGAACATTCGATGATAAATATGTGCCAGATATAGATTGAGTTATTGTTATCATCCTTTTATTCTTTTTAGGCAAAGATAGCTTATTCATTTAGCTACATAAAATACACAAAAAAAAGCAGCACTCTCACGAGCGCTGCTTCCCTTTGTGTGTATCCTAACTCTCACGAGCTTAATACTTACACTCCAATTTACGAAGTCGTTATAAAAAATGTAAAAAATGTTTCCTTCTTGTTATTCTATATGGCTATCGTAGTAGCGGTAAATCATCCATTTCAATCTACCGTCCTCTGTAGGTACGAGCGAATAGCCATGGTCCACCAGATATTTGCTCAACAGTCCTTTGCTGATGTCGTACATATCTGACAGGTCGTCAATAATCTCTGTTGTCGACTTTGGCTCTGGGACATTCATCTGACCTGTGATATCTTTCCCAGGCAGCGGACTGCGCTTGTCGAAGTAAGCTTCGATATATTCGAGCTGCATTTTCTCGTCTTCTTCTTCTGTCATGATTCTATTGATTTTTTTAGATCTTTCAAATTCTTACTCATTCTCCTAAGGTTAGAGGCTACATCCAGTCTGTGTGCTGCCTCCTCGTTGCTCATTATGTCGGGCGAAACGTCAAGATAGTCGTCCATCACATCGTCCAGTAGTTGTATCTGCGCTTCCAATGTATCGATATCGAGCATTGGTCTCAGAAGATTAAGAGTCTGCTCGCTGAAATTATTATTGTTCTCCATTTTATTTTCCTCCTTTATCTTTTTTTGTTGTCGTTGTACAATGATTTAATAATCTCCATATCGCCACCATGAGCTTTGTACTGGCTAAACAGCAGCGCACGCTCATTCTCAAGCAACACGTTGTTGCGAGCATGCTCACTCTTCAGATGAGCCATTTCGCGAATGTGGTCGTTGTAAGCTCTGCGCTTCTTGTTAGCGTAGAACTTGTCGTTCTGGTCGCAGGCTTCTATCGCTTTCAAGTAAGCGTCCTTACTCTTCTTGCGGTCTGCAGCCACCATGGCTTGACCCTTCGATATTTCCTCCGTTAGCGAGATATATCTTTCATCTTCATCCGTGCGAGCTCGAGCAAACGACTCACGATTCTTATTCATTCGTTCGCAAATATCCAAGATCTGAGCCTGCAGCTCCTGCAGAGTAAGGATATTGAATGTAGGCATATTATCAGTTGGCATGGTTGTCCTCCTTTCCTTCAATGATGGTTACTTTACCTTTGTTTTCGCTAAGCCATTTTGTGGCAGCAATAATAGAAGGCATCATCAGTCGTCTGAAGTTCTCGCACTCCATAATCAGCGAAGCCATTATACCGGCAAGAGTGCCTTTTGCGCCACCTGTACCAAAATAAGAGATTTTGTCTTCGTTGTAGCCAAGGATGAGGAACCCACGCTTCTCGTTAGTCTCTTGCCACTTCTCAAGCATCTCTCTCACCTCGTCTAAATTTTCGAAGTTTGTCATCTTCAAAGCTTCTTCCTCGCTAATCAGCTCGGCAGGCATCTTAGGAACCTTGATTTTCATTTTTCGCCTCCTTTCTCCATTTCGATGCGCTCTTCGTCTTTCAGCCAGTTGTCTTTATCCTCTATATTAAGGCGATAGACATTATAGCCCGCGAGTGCAACACAAAGCAGCGTAATGATTAACGATGTTTCGGCAGCAGCTGCTCCGAATAGCATAGCGATGAAAGCGAGGTTGACGCGGATGACCTCACGACGTGTGATGTCGAATCCGCATATACGGGTGAATGACTTGCTCTTGGCGTTGACATAAGCCTTGACGGCTGTCTTGAAGTCGATTGTTGCCAACGGGCGCAAATGAGCTGTGCGCTGGATTGATGCAGTTGTTTGCATAATATAGGATGTTGTAGCCTTATGCCCGAATCCGTCGGGTGCGGTATGACGTAGGGGTACGAAAAAAGCGGCTCGCACTTCCTCGTCTGCTACAACATCCATGCTTTCCGCCACAAAGGGCAATAAAAACACGTGGAAGGCGAACCGCCGTATATTTTAATATGCATCTCCACACTATGCGGAGTGCTCCGCATAAACAAAGGGCGCACGTCCCTCGGTATCGATGCGGCTGTTATGGGCAAAAAAATAAGCCCACAACATCAAAAAAATAGTTGGTTGGGCTTGAACATATATCCTCGCCCTTTGTTTATGCGGAGTGCTCCGCATGAATATTGTAGCGATGGCAAAGGTATGCAATAAGATTGAAACGTGCAAGGATTTTGCGGAAAATTTTAAAAAAAAGATAAAAAGAGTATTATTATCAATACTTTTATGGCTAAATATTTGTATATTAGTATTATTTTTACTACCTTTGCATTGTCAAACAAAAGCTCTTTGATATGAGAAAGTACAAAGTATCTGAAGTCATCAAGCTGCTGGAGCGAGACGGATGGGTGAAAATAGCTGAGAAAGGCGACCACAAACAATTCAAACACCCGGACAAACCAGGCAAGGTGACAGTAAGAGGGCAGAAGAGCGAGGTGCTTAGCCAATTTCTTCTGAACAGCATTTGGAAACAAGCGGGGTGGCGATAAGCTCCCCGCCACTTTCCGAGGTTTGACTAAAAAAAGACAACTAACACCTATATTGATATGGAAAAGATTATAGTAGAAGTAAGATGGTGCGACCATAACTTTGGAGCCACATTATCAGACAACGTACCAGGAGCCATCGTCGTAGCAGCGAAAACCTACGATGAACTGCAGAAGGAAGTGCCTGAAACACTCCAGTTTCACCTTGAAGGGATGAAAGCCGATGGCGATGAGATTCCGCAATGGCTCGCCGAGGGCGATTACGAGTTCGTCTACCACCTCGACACTGCTGCGCTCATACGATCGTGCGAGCGCTACGCCTCGCTTGCAGCCATTTCGCGCGCATCTGGAGTGAACGAACGACAACTAAGCCACTACGCCAACGGACTTAAGAAGGCACGCACGCAGCAGCGCGAACGCATAATAAAAGGATTGCACAAAATAGGACGCGAACTGCTGTCCATATCATAGAGCATATTTGACAATCACAGTAAGCCCGACCGCCAGAAATGGAGGTCGGGCTTTTATATTTGTTAAGCAAAAAGCCCTCGATGCTTCACGCACAGAGGGCTAAAGAGTTCTTTTAATTATATATTTTCACATTACATGAAAACTATTCTTGATTATATTAACGACACAGCCGAAAGCTCTTTGCCAAACTCATGAATGGCGTTTTCTATTGCTTCAAGTCGTGTAGCGCTTGGTTTTCTGTTGCCTGACACATACTGGCGCATCAGCGATGGATTGATACCAATACGCTTGGCAAGTGGAGTAATCGATATTGGGAACTTATCGAAAAATGCCCAAATATCATACTTGAATGTCATCTCCAACTCAGGAATATCACGCCCCATCTCATTATATTCTTTCCTCGTAACGAGAAGGTCTTCTATGGCTGCATCTACGGTAGAACCATAGCCTGCCAAGCTACAGTTATTAATAGTTTCATTAATAAAGCAAGAACAATTTTTCTCGTTCGGTTGCTTTTCTACATAAACAGTCACTCTCATATTGTTAGAATTTAGTTGTTGTCTTTCAAAAAAGAGTCCTTAAATCAATCTTCCTTCTTAATCTAAGGAATCCGACCCCGAAGGGTCAGACTCCAAATGATTAACCAAGAAGTGAATCGAGGATATTCTTTAGAGTACCCGGTCTTACTTCTTGTGCACCGTGACGAGGAATTGTAGCAGTCCTACCTGTCTTAGGATTAATCCAGATGTCGTGTCTACTTCCCTTTCTCAAGCGGTAACATCCGTTACGCTTGAGCAAACGTGTTAATTCGTTTGTTTTCATACGTGAAAGGAATTAATAAAAGAACTCTTTGTCCTTATTGGACAATGCAAAGGTAGCAATAATGTTACATATAGCCAAATAAATTGATAACTTTTTTGCTATCACAGTTAAGATTTAACATTAGTGCACAAAAAAAGCCCTCGATGCTTCACGCACCGAGGGCAGTCATGTGATAAAAAACTATCGCTATAAAGCAATGCTCATGGAGCTAAGCTTGTTCGACATATCATTGAGCGCGAAGCGAAGGGTCTTCAGTTCTTCATCAGAGAACTGTGATGGTTTGCCGTTCACCACATTGCCGTTGAGCTTATGTGCAAGCCATGAGCGCGACTTCTTGAAATAAGTCTTGGCTATGTAAGCCATAGACACCATGTCCGTAATCTCGCCAAGACGCTCAGCCATGCGCATCTCCTGCACATCCTCGGCAGTCGTCTTGATAAGTCCCTCCAAAGCTTCAGTAAAAGCCTGTTCGTTCTCACTCCTTAAAGCGTTCATCTCAGCGGATACTGCTGCACGCTCCTCGTCGGTCGTTGCCAAGCGGTTGCGCTCAGCAAGAGCCTTAATCTTATCCTTATAATCTGTCATAATAATATATCTTGTTAGAATTGTTTTAGAAAAACTCCCCCTCCCATTTAAGGGAGAGGAGTCTTTTTTAGTCATTCTTGATGTCATCTTCAAGTTGGTCGATTTCTTTTTGCGCTATCTTTTTGAAAGTGCTGGGGAACTTGTTCCAATACTCAAGATAGAAAAGCAAATCGTCTTCTTTGTCCTTAAGTTCCTTTGATTTTCTTTTTTTACTCATAGGCGATATGTTTTTTATCACAATGCAAAGGTAATAAACTTTTGTTGAATATACAAGAAAAACACAAATTATTTTCAACAAAAGTTTAAATATATATTGTCGTAGCCAAAACATCGCAGACCGCAAAACAAAAAGCCCTCGATGCTTCACGCACAGAGGGCTAAAAGTGATCTCTATATTTATCAAAAATGAAATACAATCGTCATGGATGTCGACTGATTGTACGGATACTTGCTTTATTGAGGATTTATATGAATAGATGCAATGTTTAACCATTGCTTAAAATCAAATTGTTGAATGATACACGCACGTCGTGAGCAACATTGTTGCGGTCTTTTTTAAGATTGTCCAAATCTGTACGCTTGTTAGAAGGAGATGAAAACATCTCATCTTTCAATGCTTGTATCTCTGGCGAATTGTCTTCGTAATTACCAGTAGATGCTCTGCGCAGAACTGAGAATCCATTTTCTATGAAATGGATAATGTTTTTAATGATGCCCATAATAGTATTCTCCTTATTGTTAATTTCTAACTGCAAAGTAACTGAAAAAAACTGTTTCTACAAGTTTTTTGTGTTATTTTATTGTTTCTACCTATTGTTTTTGCTCGTTTTAATGCTTAAAACGAGCTATATAGATATATAAAAGCATGGTTTTTTTACCTTTTTTCCATAGCTGCAAAATTCAACCACCTTGTTTTCAATGAGTTATGTGGTTGAATTTTGCAGCTTGCGCTTTCTGCTGTCTTTGCAGCACTACACCGCCCTACGCCAAGTTGGCAATTGCCCCTTATGCTCATAGCGGAATATGTAGCGAGATTTGCAACCATGTAAATGATTTTGTCTTGTAGCTCGTGGGCGGTTGTGCGAAACGTGAACATGGCAATTGCCAAAAACAAAAACGCCTCGAGACTGCGAAGTCCCGAGGCTGGTGTGCGCTGAAAGCTCAACAGCGACTTAGTGTTCAATTAAACGGCGCCTCAGTAGCCGGAGCTTTAATATTGTCTGCAGCTTTACGTATGCGGTCAGCAAGATCGTTAAGCGCACAATAAAGTTTGTCCGCTTCTTCAGGTGTGAAACCACCTACACCACCATTGCCATCAATGCCATACATCTTTTGCTGAAACCACGATACTGACTTATCGAAGTACGTACGAGAAACTTCACGCCATGACACAGCAAGGTAAATGTCACGCATACGCTTCTTCATGTCAACTATCTTCTCTTGTTTTTGTTTTGCTACTACTTCCATATTAATGTTATTTATATTATCTTTAATAGTTCTCCCCGAAGGGAGAACCGATTGTGTTTAGTCTTTTGGCATGTCTGTCATCCTTTGGAATAGGTCTTCTGCGTAGTCGAGAAGCTCTGGATAACCATTAGGGTAACTGTTGCAGTAATTGCGAATTGCCTTGATTAGTTCCTCTTCCTCTGAGGTAACATCCATCTTGATTGTTTCTTTTTTCTTCATATATAGCTTTATTAATTGAACACTACAAAGGTACTAATTTTTTGAATAGTATGCAAATAATTTACTAATTATTTTGTTAGTAAATGAAAAAATAAATAAAAGCCACCTACGCATCTCGCGCAAGTGGCTTCGATAAAAGATAATACTAATAACCAAAAATTATATAAGAGTTAACACATGACATTATCCTCCATAAGTATTTGTAGTGCCACCTGCGCCTTGGAACACAGGCTTTGTCTCTGCACCTATGCAGAGCACGTCGAAGGCATCAGAACCATCGGTGCGTGCTTCGAGCTTATCCTCCTCAGTCTCTGCCAGCTTCTCACCTCGCTTGTCTTTCTTGCCATTATATACTCCTGCAGAGGTAATGGAGATAAGCAGGTCGGGATTGTTATCTCTATTGATGAGCACCTGCAGGTTGCCTCTGCCACGCAGCATCTTATTGATAAGCGCATTCTTCTCGATATGTCCCATTGGATTGCCAAGGTAGACATCTCTGACAGCCCAGCCCATGGAGCGTAGCGACTTGAGAACCTCTCGATGTGGGTCGTTGTAGTGAAGTCCCCAGTTGGTGCCAACCATGGTAGAGTCATAGTAGAATATCACTTGTCTGCGACGATGGAAGTGATAGTACTTGCTGAAGTCTTCGAGTAGCTCGGGTATCTTGCGCTCGTACTTCACGAAGAATGATTTTATAATCCTCAGTTTACCATCCTTCACTTGACCAACCACGAGCCAGTTGATAAGGTTGTTGCTGTCGAAGGCTATGAGTAGAGGCAACCTGTCGTCGCAGTCGGCATCCATTCTGCAGTCGTTAGGTATAATGCCACCTTCAGCATTATTGAGAGTGTGGAGGTTGAGCACCGATTCGTTAGGTGCGGTATAGAGATTAACATCCTCACGCAAACCACCATAGAAGCCATCTGCAGATACTCCCACTCTCTGGCACATTATGGATGTGGCAAAGGTAAGTGGAGGCAAATCGCGCTTGGCTCTACGTATAAACTCTTCGCCCAGCAGAGCGAGGTTCTCGATACTTGAGTACTCCTTGTATAGTAGACAATTGGAGCGGAAGAAGTTGAGTTGAGCATTCAGCTCGTCGAGTCGCTTGCTTATAGCATCGTGGAGTTCTGGACGCTTGGCAAGTTTCTGCTTGAGCTTCCATATTTGAAAAATTATTCCCTCGATTACCTTCACAAGTTCAGGATCTTGCTTATCCTTATAAGAGAGAAACCACGAACCTTTCTTTGTGATAGGCATATCTGAAGTAATTGTCATGCCATGGTGGAGCGGAAAGTTCTTGAAGTACATTTCGTTTCCACGGTTGGCTTGGAATGTCTCGTCCTTCAGCTGCTCATAGTCGATAAACTTTGCCTCGTCGATGATGAGATAGTCGAGCGACATGGAGTTGGAGGTGCCGCTACGATCCTGAGATATCACGTTGCACACGGAACCATTATAGAAGCTGATGGTATTCTCCCAGTTAGTAGGAGTGAAGATAGGTGTCTTCCAATGCAGGCGCTTCCATGGTTTTTTGCCAACTACATAATGCAAGTCGCGCTTGAAGCCCCAACGCTCGAGATGAATGAGCATTGAGGGAAGTATATTGGTAAGGCAGCGCTTAACCGATGGTGCAACAAAACCGCCCATACTTCCAGGCATTCCCTGAAAGCACGACTGCAGACGACGTGCCTGGATGGCTCCTTTGCCCACACCACGCCCGGCAACAATCACCTCGTCGCGTGTGTTCATTGCCAGACTGTAGTATTGGGCATCGTTGAAGTATTGCCGATATGGCTGCTCTTTATTGTCAATCATCGTCGTCTATTTTATTCTCTTCTTTAATCTCTTCATAGTCTGCATCCTGCACCATGGTTGCAGAATAGCGCTTTTGTAGAGCTCGAATTCTTGCACGTAGGTCTGGAATGCGCTCTATACCGAGAACTGTAGGGTCGTCGGTAGGCTCGAAGTTCTGAGGCACAATCTTGTCGAATTCAAGTTCTGGCTCATCATCCTTGTCTGTGCGATTGTTCTGTACCAGAACTTTTGAGAGGGCTGCTATCGAGCGGTAGTCGCCAGCTCGACGTGCTGCAGCAATATCTTGCTCAATAGATTTGTTAATCTTCCATCGCATAAAATCCTTGCTTGTTTGCTGCAGGTTGCCAAGCAGAACTTTTACGAGATGCAGATCCTCGTAGGCAAGCGACTTCGACACCTTGAATTGATTGATATCATATAGCACCAGGTCATTGTCCAGCTTCGATGGGAACTGCAGCCAGTAGGCATATAGTCCACGCAATCGATGCAGGCGCTGCAGCACACCCTCAGCGACACGGAGCTCGCGAAGTTCCGAGTCGTCGAGAGTGACATAATGAGCATATTGGTCAAGGTTTATCGGTAGAGCCATAATTATATTATTGATGATTGAGCAATCGTGAGCAGGCGCTGACATTCAGCTATAGAATAAGGACTGCCAGCAAGAGCTGTGTCGCGAAGAGTGCGACGTAGTTCAAGGGCTGTAGTAGAGACACCACGTATATAGACGTTGCGCACGGCATGGCCAACGGTAGCAATATCGTCACATAGTTCGCGCTCGTCAATAATCAGCAGCGCTGCTATCTCTGTCGGAGTCATCATCTCCCTGGCATGGTTTTCTATTTCTGTCAGCAATTCTGTTGAATAATCCATTTAGTTCGTGAGAATTATCGACGATAGAGCGGAGACCATCAAGAAGCGAGTAGAAGGCGAAGGTGTCGGTAGTGATCATCGTACACTCGGCACGGTCGCCATAGGTCTGATTCTGCGAAGAGATTACCGTTACCTGGTAGTTGTCGTTCTTAACGAGTACTATCTTGGAGTGGTTCTGAGCCAGATATACATGGTCGAAGCAACTTTGCATAAGCCTATAGAGCTGCACCGTCTTTCGTGCTGCCTTAAGGTTGGCTACGAGAGTGGCATTAGCAATAAGGTTGCGACGACGTAGGCGCAGGAATCCGCTAAGGAATGCGTCGGAGGTTGAGAATGTTGATACGTAAACATCAGCACGCCCAGTCTGCTGCAGTATCCATCCGAGCAGACCGAGCGTGTGTAAGCCAGTACCGAGGTGGTACTGATAGGGAGCATCACTCAGCGGACGGAATAGACAGTCCAGCTTCATTGAGTTTAGCTTTCAGATCATCGCCTATAGGAGCATTGTTGGCAGTAAGAATAGCGACACGCTCCTGAACCTTAGCAAGTAGCTTGTTGTAGTCGGCAAGCTCCTTGGTGTTTTCGTCAGACTCCAACGACTTCTGGCGAAGCTCTATGAGCTTGCCAATATTCTTGGTGATGTAAGAGCGAGCGTTGGTGATATCCTTGGCAATGTCTACAGGGGTATCGCCTTCAGCATTTGTTTTTGCTTCAGCATCATCGGCAACATAGTTGTCGTAGCGCTCAAGCTCACTCTTATACTTATACCATAGCTCTTTGAGCTGCTTGAGATACTCGTAGCGGTCGCATGGCTTATCAATGGTAAGCAGAGTGTTGTAGAGCTGTTTGATGCGGAACCAGCGTTCACGGTTGTCTTTCCATACCGAAGCTACATCTTCAGGCAGAGTGTCGTGGTCGGCACGTATACCAGATGCTGCAGGCAGGAATTTAGCTTGAGTCTCTTCATCCTCAGCATTCTCGGCAATAAACTTAGTCTCTTCATCGATGGCAACCTTGACCTTAGGAGTAAGCTCTGCGCTCAGTTCCTTGACATCTTGGATTGTCATCTCGTCAAGTCGCATACGCAGGAACTTATTGAGCTCGTATCTGATTTTGTTCTCGAAGTACTTAGGTCTTCGCATTATGGTCTGATACATAGCTCTGTTGCGAGTGAGGCGCAGCACCATCTCAGCACCTGCTACAAGAGAGTCGTGGTCGTGAGTTTCAGCAGCGAGCCACGTCTGCATATCTTCTGTGAATTTTTTGTCTATCATAATTAGAAATAATTAAAGGGCGGTCTTACGACCTTTGCATCGCATGACCGCCCAGGTAATATATATTGAGCCTATTGGTGAGGATTATCAGCAACAACGATTGGTAGACCTGTTGCACCAGAGATGTCGCCATCCTCTGTCTCGATCTTGCCAGGATAGAATGGTGCTGGATACTCGTCGTCGGCAACAGCCGAAATTGTGGTAGAGTTGGCATCTGTTGTAGCCTTGCCTGTAGCCTGCGAAAGCGAAAGCTCAGGAGTGAATGCTTCAGAACCTACCATGCGAGCCTTGCCATTGCGCTGAATGAAGAGATATACCATCTCATCGTTGTTAGCTTGAGCAATGTAGCCGGAAACTTCTTCTTCGGTACCAGGGATTACTGCAGAGCCTGTAACCTTAAAGGTCTTAGAGCCGAATGATCCCTGTGATTCAACCTGGAGTTCAGATTCGTTAGGAATAAGTCCTATCTTATGCCACTTCTTATCAGTTGCGAGTACGAAGTCGCCTGCATATTTAGCTACGTCGGCAAGAGTCTTCGGAGCTTCAGTGCCGATGGTTGGCCATGTCATAATATCACGCTTGGCAATACCATACACATAACCTCTGACACCTGGTAGAGATTTCTTACCTGGTGAGAAACAAATATCGCCGTATATAGAATCAGCAGAAGTACATTTAGTCATATCTTTATTGTTTTATGAGTTAATGATATGCAGACAGACGAGCAACGTGGCTCGCCTATCTGCTTGAGTTTACGCCTTCTTACGCCAGTAGCGGAGAACCTCAGGAGAAACACTCTCAAACTGAGTACCGAAGAAGTAGTTCATAATGAAGTCAACGTCGTAGTGGTTGGTGAGCGATGGCTTAACCAAGAACTTCTCATCCTCTGTCTGCTGGTTGAAGAGGAGATAGATGTTATTCTTAGGTGTGAGGAGGAGGAAGTCCTTTGGCACGTTTGCCAATGGAACAAGCTCGACATTGCTTGCTCCTTCAAGAGTGCGCTTATCGTAGCTCTGATTGTATGGCAACGAACCATGGTTGACCTGATATGCTTCGGTATACATATGATAGGTCTGGTCGGCCATAAAGAGTTTGAGCTGCTGTGAGCGAAGCTTAGCTGCAGCTGCAGCATCGCCTGCCTCTGACCAGTAGAAGTCATTGATGACTTCCTCAGCATTCTCCTTGGTGATTGAATCTGTTCCCTCAACGAGGTTGCCAAGAACTTCAGAGATGAGAACCTTAGTAAGTTCGTTGGTACCTGCAGCGTCAGCATCGAGGATAGTCTTGAAGCCGTTGAACCACTTTGCAGTCTTCGAGGTGTCGGTACCATCATGCTTAGCGGTGAAGGCATTCATAAACATGTTTTCGCCAATCTTCTTAACAAGATAAGCACATACCTGATTGACAATAGGCACACTCTTCAGACCATCGCCCTTGGTGATGTTGCTACCCCAAATAGACTGATAGATGGCGTTAGGGTCAATACCCTGAACGATATTGCCAAAGAATGTTTCGAATACACGAGGGTCGATGTTTACTGCAGCATCCTCGTGCTTAGTCTTCGAGTAGTTACCAATTTCAGCTGATGCTGACATCTGAGAAACTGTCTCTCTGTATCGAATACCTGTGCGCACGTTGCAATGCTTAGCAAGAGCTGCCATGGCAAGGAATGGCATAAGAATGAAATCCTTGCGGTAGGTCTGGAAGGTCTTCGAGAGCTCGGAAGCTCCATATGTTACATTTCCAATTTTAATTTCTGCCATAGTTTACACGTCTTTAATGCTGTTATACATATCCTGTGCGGTGAAGCTGTTCTCTTCATTCGCAGGATTCTCGGTTGTGGTGGCACCTGCAGAACCTTTAAGATTCTGAATCTGCTCATCCTTCTCCTTTGACTCTTTCTGAGCCTGAGAGAGCTGAGCTTTGAGGTTGTTGATGGTATCGTCTTTATCCTTGACGGCTTGAGAGTTGGTTTTCTCCTTCTCCTCAAGATCCTTCAAACGATCATCGATACTCTTCAGCTGCTCCTGAGTGAGAGTGATATTGCCCTCATCATTAGTCTGAAAACCGTCAATGGCAAGCAACGCCATGACTGAAGCAAAGATTTTAATCATTTTATGAGGTTGTTTTGGTGCGTGTTGGTTACGGAAGAGGTTCTTAAGCTGCTCACACGTCTTCTCGAGAAAGCTCGCGGTTGGATTGCCATTGCCATCAACGACTGATGAGATGCTTGGAGTAGCATCTTCTTGCAGAGTAGAAGGTAGTGGCGGTATACCTGCATCCTTGAATATGTTAGAATATGAGTTGACAAACTGATTGGTGTGCTCGACTGCAGCTTTCTCGGTTTCCTCGTCTTCGCGTATGCTGTCAACAAGTCCGAAGTCTTTAGCCTGCTGAGCGCTAAGCCAATTGCCTTTCTTCATCTGAGCAAGACACTCGTTGATGGTTTTACCTGTCTTGTCGGCATACATTGATGCCAGAACATCGTCGAAGGTCTTGAGCGATTCACGCTGAGCCTTGAGCTTCGCAATGTAGCTATCTATCTGTTCCTTGTTGTTCTGCTCATACTTGTCGATGAGGACAGAAACATTATGAATAAGGAAGAAGCTGCCTTTTACGATATCGATAGTCTTGCAGCCAAGCATGGCAATGGTAGATATCGAAGCATTCATACCAAAAGCATGAGCATGAACGTTGCCATGGTCCTTGAATGCCTGGTTTATCTCTAAGCCATCTTTCACAAACCCACCCAGAGAGCAGAAGCCGACATGCACTTCCTTGCCTTTGTTCTGATTGAGCACATAGCGAACATAGTCAGCAGAGCAGCTACCCCACCAACTACCAATTGTGCCAGATATTACGAGATTATATTCCATTTGACTAATTTTCTCGCAAAGTTAACAGCTCGATTAAGCTATCGAAAATACTGCTATTCCAATATATAATAAGGAAAATGACTGCTTTTATAGCTGATTACAACCTCGTTTAGCTGATTATCTTTGACTGATTCAGGGCAGTTCTTCGTAATCTCTACAGTTGTATATGGTCTGCCGATGAAGCCGACGAGTAGTTTAGTACCATCAATTAACGTAACCTTGAAGCCGAGTTGTTTTGGATATTTAGGAAGATCATCAGCCGTATACAACTTGATAGTCGTAGACACAACCATGTTGTTATCTTCTATTTTTGACTCAGACACCAGTGAAGGATGGCTTTTGACACAGATTTCTTGCCACTTGATATCTTGTGACAGTCTCACATGCTCATCTGGACAGACAATAGCACCAAGAATTTGATTAGAGTCGGCATAAGCTATCGACTTGACAATTTTGCTATACTTCATATTATATATAATGTTAGATGGTTAGATAATCATATCGAACGGTGGCGAACACTACGGCAAACTTTGTCCGCACGAATTATAGATTAATTAACGCTTTTTTTCTTGCGTGCGAGATTTCCTGCGCAAGTCGATACCTGCAGGGAGGTACGCTCTGCGCATACGCTGATATCTCATCTTGAGTGTATAATCATAATCGGTACTGATACCATTCGCCTCACACCAAGCACGAACAGCTGTCAACAAGGTGCATTGACTAAACTCCTTTGCCGACAAATCGCTCCATAGCTGTAGGCGAAAAGTATTTTCGATAAATTCTGCCAACAGTTTGCAGCCATGGTGGGAGAGATAGTTGTATGTAACTACAGGCTTCTGCTTAGAGTCAGGTATACAGATGGCAACCTCGTTGCCACGTCGCAGAACTGGAGTAGCAGTAGGCTGAGGAATAAGGAGACGACGGATGCAAGCATTCTCTGCAGATTGAGCAGGGAAGACTACTGGATTGCCATAATGGTAATGAAGCCATTGCGCCAAGAATGGTTTCATCTCAAGATAAACGAGGTACTTAGACATATGGTGAGGTTTAGAATAGATTGTGTTCGTAAGTTCCTTGCAAAGATAGGGGATTTATATTAAATAACCTACTTTATAAGGATATTTCTTATTTTATTAGTCTTCTCTTCCTCTCTCTGTCTCTCTCTTCTCTGAGTCTGATATGATTTGCTACGAAAAGTTTGTGAGAATGTGAGAATGGGGGAAACCGCTCAAAACCTTAGTGTTTATGCGACTTTGGGAGAATTGCAACTTACTAATCACATTTTGTGATAGCAAAAAAAGTTTGTGATAAACTATAAAGAAGGAGGGCGTCGAGCAGCTTATCACAACTTTGAAATTTTTGTGATAGGTTTGTGATGCAAGTTTGTGATAAGTTTGTGAGCGCTGAAACCCTTTTATTTACTATGTTTTTTGTGTTTTTCAAACTCCTTATTACAAAATCACAAAGTTTTTGTAGTAAAAATGAAAGGGGGAAGGGGGATGACAAAGACGGCATGCCGTGGTAAAATGTACTTTGTCAATAAAAGTGACTTCGGATATTTTATCGGCTGTTTGTGGTAATGAAAAAAAAGCGGTGCTGCAGATATTACTCCACAACACCGCACATTTGCGAATATGAATATGATTATGACTAGAATGGTTCTTCAGAGTCTCTTTGGCTTTCGAGATACTTGGCTTGCTCTGCAGCCTCTGTAGCTTCTGCAGCTTTGGTTGACTTCAGATATATCATATCCTTGGTCTTCTTATTGCCTGGAGTAATCTCGATGCTGTGCTGAATACGCCCAGAGCTATTGCATAGTTCTTCAGGGTTTAATGCATCAATCCATGGACAGAGGCTGGCGAAGGCCTTAAGCTTGCGAGAGAAGCTCTGCATGGTTATCTTATTAGTGTTGGCAAAGCTACGATATTCGTCGAATACCTTGTCACGCTGAAGAAAGGTATCCAGGTTTTCGCTATCCTTAGCGAAATAACCATAAGCCCAGTCTTCAAAGTTTGTTCCCATCTCTGCCTTGAATTTACGCTTAACGATATTAGACATTGGTGGCATGAGCTTAATAGGCTCGTTGCTTATAGATAGGTAGAAGCGACAACATTGAAGCCAGAAGTTGATGTCGTCCATCCATTCGGCTTCGCTATATTCCTTCGTATAGAGAGGCTTGTTGAAGTCATCGCGAATGGTGCGAGTCTCGAGATAGTCATTGTCTTCAGTTTTCTGATGATAATAATCAGAGAATACCATATATATTAGACGAGCTTCAGAAGATGGATCAAAATCAGAAGGCACATAATTAGTCGTAAAAGCCAACTTCGGACTGTCCTCAAATGGAATAGTGAACGATTGATTGTTTTTAGGATTCACAGTCATATCGCTCGTGATGTTATCGTAAAATAGACCCGTATTGAGGTATCTATCGCAGTCATCGAGGAGGAGTAATTGCGTATGTTGGTTTACCTGGTCGAAGACGTGAGGATTGTCCATAAGCTTTGGATTACGACCTGAGAGCTTGACAGTCTTCATTAGTATAGATAGAACCTTGAAGAAAAACGACTTACCACTTCGTCCATTACACTCGTTTTCTTCACCTATCTTATTATCCATGGCCATGGGCGCCCAAGCTCGCTCAGGAGACTTGAAATGGTGCATCATATAGCCGAATGTAAATATCTTATCCTTATTTCCGCAACACTATAATTTAATATTTTTTATAAGCACCTGAGCAACAAA